TGTCACGGCTTGGGGCAAACAAGCAGAAGCATGCTCAAGCTACCTGTCCAAAGGCAGCCCAGTTCTCATCGAAGGTAGACTTCAGCAAGACACTTGGGAAAAAGACGGACAAAAACGGTCGGCGGTCAAGATCATTGCAGAAAGGGTGGAGTTCTTAGGATCAGCGAAAGAGAGAGAGGGAAGATATGCAGAGCCGGAGAGAAAACCAGAAGAACAGGCCGGGGATGAAGAGACTGTGCCTTTTTAAGGAAGAGTTATGACAAGCACAATAATTATCCCAACATTTTCAAGAGGAGGAGTTAACAGCTTAAATAATTCTGAAAAAATCTAATAAAAACATAAAAAAACACTTGACAAGTTATCCTCAATATGCTATTCTTGACTCGGTTCAAAGAAGATGGTTTTTTTTTGGCTATTATAGGGCAGTGAGGATTTAGAAAGTAAGCCGCCAAGCTATTTTCTTTGAACCAATCCAAGCTGCCCTTTTTATGTGAGGATAGAATGCGTCAAGTAATACACGGTGAGATTTACAGTAAAAACACTGATAATATCAATAAACTAATAGCAGACTGGTCATCGAAATATTTGGATATATTAAAATGATTATTTATCTTACAGTAAATTTAATTAATAATAAATTTTATATCGGACAAACCATTACGCAAGATAGGAATTATTTAGGATCGGGGATTCTTATAACTAAAGCAATCAAAAAATATGGTAGAGACAATTTTAAAAGAATTATATTAAGACAATGCAGTTCACAAGTTATTGTCAATCAGGACAATACAATCATCGGCGGTCATTTTAGGATTAGGGTCTTGAAGGAGAAGGGCGTCCAAGAGGTAGGGGTGGAACGAAGAAGAACTTAAGGAGGACCAATGGGGAAGGTGGAATTATGAAAATAATTCTTGACAAAAAACTTTGGAAATGCTATATTAAGTCTAATGATTGTAAGATGTTATAGGAAGGAGGTGATAACAATGAGGATAGAAGATGTTCTTGTAAGGCGAGATGGAATGGCTCGTTGGGAAGCTGAAAAAATGGTTGATTCAGCAAGAGAAGAACTTCTTGAAAGAATTGAAGAAGGTGAGACTCCTTATGATTTTTGCCGAGAAGTTTTTGGATTAGAACCTGACTATCTCGAACAGTTGATTTAAGTTTAACTGGAAAGCTTTTTTAAGCGATTGAACTTAAAGAAGCTTCTTACCCAGGGCAGTATCCTTTAGGCTCTACTGTCCTGGGGTCGAAAAGAAGGAGAATGTAAAATGGGATATTATCAAATGAAAACTAAGAGAGGTTATGATTTTTTTGAAGTAGCATCATCTATGCAAAAAGCCATAAGAAGGGATGATGTAAAATTAGGGGGGTATTTTGCCCTTGAGTTGTATGAGAGCAATTACAGGGAATATGTTTGGAAGAGATTATTGACTGTCTCTGCAGAAGATTGTGCAGGTATTGTTACCCAGGAGATATGGTCGTTATATGAAAGTAGTAAGTTAGAAAAGAACAAGGGGAGAGCTGGGGTAGTCTTTGTTGCTAAGGCTGTTGTGTTGCTATGTAAGGCAAGGAAATGTAGGGACGCTGACCATTTAGTAAATATTGTCTATGATGACGAGGGCGTAGATATGGAGGAAATAGAGCGGTATTTTAGTGATAATGAAAAAGAAGAAATACCGGACTATGCTTATGATGTTCATACCTTGAAGGGTAAACGAAGAGGCTTAACTAAAAAAGATTTTCTTAAAACGGAATATGTGAATCTAAAGCCACGGCAGGTTGGCTTGTTTGATGACTTAGTAGAAAATCTGTAATAATTAAGGAGGCATTAAGTTTGAAGAAAGAAATTTTAGAAAATGTGTCTATAAGTGATATTAAGGAATATGTAAGGAATCCCCGTGTCCATAATATGGAGGCTATCAAGAGAAGTATTGAAAAAAATGGCTTCAGGGGAGCGATTCTTGTAGATGAGAATAATATTATCTTGGCTGGACATGGAAGATTTAAGGCTCTAAAGGAGTTAGGCTGGGATAAGATACCTATCGTGATCAAGTATAGTGACCTGACCATAGAGCAGAAAAAGGATTTTAGGGTTCGAGATAACAAGACAACGGAATTAGCAGATTGGAAGATGGATATATTAGTAGCAGACTTTAATGAGCTTGAATTGAAAGATTTTGGCTTCGATATATTGCGAGAGATAGAAGGAATTGGTAAAATGGAAGAGGTCGGGATAGAATTTGAAGTCAATAGAGAGATGGATTTTATCGTTATCTTCTGTGATAGTGAGACAGATTTTGTGTTTTTGTGCGATAAGTTCGGATTAAAGAGGGTTAAGCATCCGAAAAATAAAGGTGTCGGCGTAGGAAGATTGGTAAGCGCTAAGACTGTAATGGAATTAATGAAATGATAGAAACTGACTTAGGTAAGATTGCTATAGTAGTTGTTAGTAAGGGGCGGTATCCTGATACTAAAACTACTAAATGGTTAGACGATGAAAGAGTTTACTTGTCTGTAAGTGAATCAGAGGAGAGGCTTTACAATTTTGGAAAATGTCAAAAATTGATTCATCCTGATAATGTTATTGGGCTATATCCGAAAATTGATTGGGTATGGAATTATTTTAGAGGAAAAGTAGATTGTGTTATTAAGGTAGATGATGACATAAAGTGGGTGCGGGATAACGGAGCTTATTATTATCAGGATAAAAATATTATGTCTAAGGCTAAACTGGGCAAAGAAGAGTTTTTAGGAGCAATTCGGAATTTGTATTATATGAGTAAAGACTTGGGGGTATATATCTTTGGATTTGGAGCATGTAGTAATTGGCATCAATATTCGGCTAAGGATAGATTTAAATTCATAAAAGCATTTGATACTTCCATTTTTGGTTATATTTATGAGGATAAAATTAAGATAAGCTATGAGGTTTCCGATTAGAAGTGAGTATGATATTCAATTGCAAGCTATTTATCATTATGGTAAGAACCTGATAGATAATCGTTACAGGCAAATTCAGAGTGAAATGTTTAAGGGGAGAGGTGGCCAAGCCATCTATAGGAATGAACAAATTTTAAAAAATGAAGAAATAGCATTAAAAGCTAAGTGGCGATGTATTAGGGTTGACAAGAAAAGGAATGTGGTATTTAGGTGGTAGAATGGATAAGGACATAATAACTACTCAAACCGAGATAGAAGCAAAAGGAAAGGGTAGACCAACAAAACTTACCCCTGAGAGGGCGGAGAAAATCATAAGTCTAATTAGGGCGGGGAATTATAGGAATGTTGCATCCGTAGCATCAGGAGTAGCGATTGAAACTTTTTGTAGTTGGATGAGAAAGGGGAAGAAGGCTAAAAGTGGTATTTATTATCAATTTATGCAAGCCATTCAAAAGGCTGAAAGTGAAAGCGAAGCCCGGAATGTTATTGCCATACAAAAAGATGACTCCTGGCAAGCTAAGATGACCTTTTTAGAAAGGAAGTGGCCGGAAAGGTGGGGGAGGAGAGATAGAACGGAGCATACCGGCAAGGATGGGGGGCCGATAGAGTTGACTGCGATATCCCCGGAAGAGAGGCGGCAGAGGATAGAGGAGTTAGAGAGGAGAAGGATAACTGATGGCAGAACAGAAGACATGGACAGAAGCGAATGAGCAGGAATATTACCGGTTATTACTTGAAGAGGATTACGATCGATGTGAAAAGAGTTTAAGTAATTTTGTTCAAGCTGCCTGGCATACAATAGAACCCGGGACTCAATATAATCACAACTGGCACATTGACCTTATTTGTGAATACTTGACTGCGGTTTATCTTAAGCAGATTAAGCGGCTAATTATAAACATCCCTTATAGATATTCAAAATCAATTCTTGCCTCTGTTATGTTTCCTTCTTGGGTATGGCTAAAAGAGCCTGCTTCAAGATGGATATTTGCATCTTATGCTCAAGACTTATCAACAGAATTATCTCTTAAAAGACGAAGGGTGATCCAATCTGAATGGTATCAAGCAAGATGGGCAGATAGATATAAGATAGTCACTGATCAAAATATTAAGACTTGGTTTACTAATAACAAAGAAGGGGCAATGCTGGCCTCCTCAGTTGGGGGGAGCATAACTGGAAGGGGAGGGAATTGCTTAGATGGTGGGACATTAATAAAAACCATAACGGGAAATAAAGAAATAAAAAAGCTAAAAAAGGGTGATTTGGTCTTGACACAGGGAGAGGGGTTATGTTATAATAAAGTTGTAGCAACAAAAAAATCTACAACGGATACCATATATGAAATCACAATTGGAAAAAATATCATTAGATCAACTGGACAACACAGATTTTTCATTCCAAACAAAGGATACATTAAGGCGGAAAATTTACGACCAGGAGATAAAGTTATCTCGGTCGAACAAATTTTGCCAAAGATGTGGGAGCGAAAAAGCAGGCAGGGGACTATATTGCAAAACATGTTATTTTCAAATGAGGAAAGCAGACATTTTAGTTACTTGCGATTATTGTGCCAAAGATTTTTACAAAAAGGCATACGATATAAGGAAAGCCAAAAAGCGTGGACACAAAGATTTATATTGTTCTTTGGATTGTTCTCAAAAACATCATGCTATAAAAAACAGCAGAAAATGTATTATCTGTGGAAAACCAGTAGAAGAAAGACACAAAAAATATTGTTCAATTGTTTGCAAAGAGATAATCAAAAAAACAAGAGATCGAGTATTAAAGCTACAAAAGAAATCGTGTCCTATCTGTTCAGCAATCTTTCAACCATATTCTTCTCGAAAACAATTTTGTTCTCACAATTGTGCCAACAAGGCACACTCAATAAGAATGAGAGGGCAGAACAATTCATATTACAAGGATGGAACAAGCTATTCAAAATGGTTTCACGAAATGAGAGGAATTATTTTACAAAGAGATGGGCAAAATTGTGTAGTATGTGGGGCAATAAAAAAGTTGGTGATCCATCATTTAAACGAGAAGGTGGCCGACAATACAATGGAGAATTTAGTAGTGATGTGTCAACATTGCCATATAATCCATCACAAATCGAAGAACAGTCCATTTCAAACATTGAAAGAATTAGCGTTAATGAATACCCTGTCTATGACATCCAAGTTGACAAAACAAGCAATTTCTTTGCAAATGAAATACTCGTGCATAACTGTTTGATTGGGGATGATCTCTTGAAAGCAGAGGAGGCCTTTTCTAAGGTTAAGCGTGATGCCGCTAATCTTTGGTTCGATCAGACCTTTTCAACCAGGCTAAATGATAGGAAAAAAGATGCTATTATAATAATCCAACATCGACTTCACAAGGAAGATACAACCGGTCATCTTCTAAAAAAGAAAGCCCAGGAATACCAATATGAAGTCTTGTCTCTTCCCTTGATAGCGAAAAGAAGGACTGTGATCACTTATCCTGTCAGTAAGAAGCAGATCATTAGAGAAGAGAATGATTTACTCTGGCCTGAAATGGATAGCCAGGAAGAGATCGCTGACAAAAAGGAATCATTAGGAAGTTTTGGATTCTCCGCTCAATGCCAACAAGATCCGGAAGAGCTTGGTGGAGAGATGATCAAGCGACATTGGTGGCAATATTATCGAGAACTGCCTAATTATTCTCTAAAATTTCAATCCCTTGATACTGCCCTGGAGACTAAAGATGATAATGCTTACAGCGTCTGCTTGACGGTAGTTGAGTGTGGAAATGGATGGTATATTACCGATGTATGGCGATATAAGGTAGAATCTCCGGAACTGAAAAGGGCAGTTAAGCAATTATACAACAAGGAACTTCCTGATGAAGTATTAATTGAAAAAAAGGCAAGTGGGCACGGCTTAATACAAGAGCTACGGAGAGAGACGAGAATGCCGGTGAAGGGCATAGAGGTTGATAAAGATAAAGTATCAAGGGTCAATGCAGTAATTCCTACTATTGAGGCAGGCAAGGTCTTTCTGCCGGAGGACGCGTCTTGGGTGATTGACTTTGTAGATGAGCTTGCTGTTTTCCCTCACGGTGCATATAATGATCAGGTGGACGCCTTGACACAGCTCTTGATATATCGAAAGAAGGCTACTATTGATGAACCAGGCAGCTTCGGAAATCCAGACCGGGGAACTCAGGCCGGCGGGTCCGGAAGATTGTTTCAAGCTGGTGGGGGGAGGTTGTTTTAGATGACTTATTTACCTAAAGTTTCTTACTGAGCAGAACAT